GGAAAAAGATATTCTAGAGATTATCAAAAATGAACCTGATGACAGAACCATTTATTGGTACTGGAGTAGAGAAGGATGTGCTGGTAAGACCTCATTCTGTAAATACCTTTCAGTACATCACGGCGCTATAGCGCTGTCAGGCAAAGCCTGTGATATGAGAAATGGCGTTATTGAATATACCAAAACCAATAACGATACACCTAAATTAGTTCTTATACCAATTCCACGTTCATTTAATACGGATTACCTTAGCTACGAAGGTATTGAAAACATAAAGGATATGTATTTCTTCTCTGGTAAGTACGAAGGAGGTATGGTTTGCGGAAATTGTCCGCACGTATTCGTATTTGCGAATGAACCACCAGAGATGTCTAAAATGAGTGCTGACAGATGGGTTATACATCAAATTGATTAAAATTTAATTGAGTTTTACTATTATTAAAAGTCAATTAGTGCTGGGCAGGAAATTGAAAAAGCTTTGGTACAGTGAAAAAAACGAAAATGACACATTTCCCCCCGACTTCGTCGGGGCGAGACAGGTCTCGGTCTTTTTTAATGTAACCCCAAAGTTCGGCTCCAAGCCTCTTTTTCGCCGCCTTCGGCGGTACCTATATATTCACTATTAATGTCATATTAGAAAGTTCGTTTATGCGTCTGTATATTCTACAGTACATTCTGCGGTACAGTTAATCTGTCTGCTCGAGCCAACTGCTGTTCCTATTACTGGGGTAATCATCCACCACATCCATAATTGCCTTGTGGTTGGAGTGTTTGTAAAAGCGTTGTCTTTATTGTACTTTACAGTCTTTATTAAATGTTTCGTGTAGTCGAATGATGTTTTAATTGAATATTTAAAATCATTATTGGTATAATACTGCTGAGCGGGAATTTGGTTTGAACCAAAATATTCAGCATTACCAATCTTATATGTTCGACGGTTAAATATAACATACCTTTCCTTATTAACCTTGCGGAAAGTATCTATCGCCCATCCTACCGGATTCTGGGCGTTGCCGTTATCTTCGAAAAAATCGGGCAATGTTGCCGATGGCTGTCCATTTCCAGTTGTTCTATCGTATCCGATAAAAACTTGTAACAACATCGGCATTGGTGTATTGTTATACGTCGGGTCATAAAAAGTAGGATTAAAATAAAGTCTGATTGTACCTTTCTTCATTTCAATGCGTGAACCAATACGCTCATCAGTCTGAACGCCTTGAGCGATTGCTAAATTTACGTTCGGACCCACTGCGGGTCCGTCGTAAGGTGACAAACATACCATTGAAACTGAATTCGCACCCAAGTTAAAGTCTCCTTGATTATAGGGACTTAATGTGTAGTTGATAAACGAAAATTGTTTATACTTACGTTCACGATTTTCCGCTACAACTGACCGAGCAATCGTCTTAACAGATTTAACACCCAGACCACGACGGTTTCTACGCATTCTGGGTTTACGGGTTCCTCTTCGAGTTCGTTTGGGGACATATACCATAATAGGATTTTATATAATTTGGTTATATATTAATTTCGTAAATCGGACACATATGTCCGATTTATTTGAACCCCGATATGGGCATTTTTCCTAAAGTTCCCATATGGGGCGAAATATATTTTTGGACATTCTAAAGGGGGTAACTAATTATTGTTTTCCAAAAAGGGTATAAAGAAATTAATTTAGGGATTTATATTATAATGAGTTCTTTGAGTTCCACTAGTTCCAGCGAGGAGGGTAACACTAAACCTCCTCGTCAAATAAGTCCTGCTAAAGGATGGTGTTTTACAATACATAAACAGACTGATTCTGGAAAAATTCTTTCTGATAGTATGGTTAGTTCCATAAGTTCCAAAATTACGGAATTATGTGATAAAGCCTTAATGTCTCACGAAGTTGGAGATTCTGGGGAAACCCCACACATTCAAGGCTGGCTTAAGTTTAAAACAAAAAAACGTCCCATAGAAGTGTTTAAACCTATTTGTGATTGGATTCGGTGGGAAAAACAAAAAGGCACCGACCAACACCAGCTAACCTATATATCCAAAGAAACAGCACCATTCTTCTCACTTGGTTTTCCTAAACCTGTTAAAACAATAAATCCAGATTACCAATGGGAAAAAGATATTCTAGAGATTATCAAAAATGAACCTGATGACAGAACCATTTATTGGTACTGGAGTAGAGAAGGATGTGCTGGTAAGACCTCATTCTGTAAATACCTTTCAGTACATCACGGCGCT